CCGATGTTTGTACCTGTTGCCCAGATCGCGTGGTCAGTGCTACCGCCTGGCTTTTTGTAAATGACAAAATTGCCATCTGGCTGCATTTTTGCGGTAAACCAACCGTTCTGCGATACCAAGGCATCGTTTTCGTCTAACTGTGAACCCGCAACAAGCTTGTCAGCATTGCTTGAGTAAACAAAATTTTGAGCAGGTACTGGGGTTTGCGGCGTGCCTTGTGCCGTAAATTCTGTGCCCAGATACCCGGTAAACTGCGTTGCGTTGTAGCCACACTCTTTGCCTTGGTACTCCCACTGGCAAAGGTTCTGCATGATTAGACGACGCGGTGCCTTTGTGTTCGCCATGTCAAAAGACGACACCAACTCAAACTCAACAAAATCTCTGTTTTCAGCAACTTTGCGGTCGATGTAATACACCTCTTTTGGCAACTGGGCTGAATCTGACGAGTCTGGGTTGCCATAAGGGTTCACGCCGTTCTCCCAGTTATCACTATCGAGAAAACGGCTAAGGGTGCGAATTCTTGTAATCTGCGCTCCGTTTAGATCGTTGCCTGGCGTAATTTGGTTGACGCCAAGCAACAGAGCTGTCATCTGGCTGTTGAGGTTGGCAAAACGGATCGACGGCCTTGGCAACGTTCCATCCCCTTTGAACTCAAACCCTGTTGCCTCTATGGGTAGCGGGATGTATGCGGTGCCCCCGTACTTAATTGAAAACGCATCAATGATGTCGTCCGAACCGGCAGGAAGAGTCGTTTTACGGTTACGACCCGCGTGGAAGTAATACTCGCCAGCATCCCCGTGCAGCTCTTGAAAAAGCTTCAGCTCAAACAGCTCAATAATTGCAAAAGGGCTTGAATTGAGAAGCTCCTCAAACGCAGTGCTCATGGCTCAATGACTTGCTGGAACGTTGCTGTGATCGTTGCCCTGTTCAAATACGGTATGGACTTCGACCAGTCTTGGCAAATCCACTTGTAAGTCGTGCTGTCGTCAGGCGGCGACCAGTCAAAGTGTTCCGCCCCAGCACGAGCTTCAAGAAAGGTTTCGATGGTGTCTGCGTCAGTTTCAGACACCTCAAACTTTAGGCTCCAAGTTTTCAGGTCGGTATTTAAACCGAAGCGCAGGCGGCTTGAATATCCGTCACCGAACTGCACGTTCCGCACAGTCGGCTGGCTGCGTTTGCTTGCCCCGTAGGTCGGGTTGATTGAAGGGAAAGTAGCCATCAGCGGGTAAGCAGACCACCAGGCCGCTTCTGTTTAATCAATTCTGCCTGTACTGCCTGACCAATCAAGCGGCCCAGCTGGTCAGCACTGCCCTGGTTGCCTTGTACTTCCGTTCCAGACGCATCGACGTTGACAACGACGTTGGTGCTGCTCATGGCGTTGTTTGGAACGATGTTGCCCTGGGCTCCAGGAACAAACAGCTCAGGCCCACGCTCGCCAACCATGTAAGGACGACCTGCACCAACTGCTCCACCAAGCGCTTTGCCGGGAAGAGGCGGAAGCGCAGGAATCGGCACTTTGTCGTGCGTTGGATGCCCTGGGAAGGGGTTTGCACTTCCTGAGGCAGGAATACCCCCACCAGGAAAAAAGCTCATAAACAGCTTTACTGCCTGCATCTGGAGCTGAGCTGCAATCATTTTTGCAGCCATGTCAAGGAAGTGATCGGCTGTGCGCTGGAACAGGTTGGCTAACGCTTCACGAGCGCCCATGCTGCCGGTAACAATGCCTTTAAACGATTCACTAAAGCTAGAACCTAGTGTGGTTGCTAAAGATGTAATCTGGCGCACCGGGTCGTTAAGTTTATTTATTTCTTCTTGCAGTTTTACAATAAACTCAAGAACTCTTTGCCGATCATCTTTAGGAAGTAAAGCTTCGGTTATAGAATCGGCTGCAGTGCCTTTTTTGCCGCTTAGTGCAGCTCGATCTTGTTCAAGCTGTTTAAGCGCGCTTGTGGCTTTCTCAAGTTGCTCTGTCGTAAGTCCTGCGGCTTGCCCCTCAGCAATTTTTGTTTTTAACGACAGTATTTGAACATCTAGTAATTTTACTTGTCTATCGTATTGTTTGTCCAATTCTTTCTGCTGTTTTTTAAGCTCTATTGATTGCTTTGCGGCTGCTGGAAGAACACCGGCCATAATCAAATCGGCGTACTCTTTTTCAAAAGCAAGTTTATCTTTATTTTTATCAATTACATCCGTTAAAGATTGGTCTACACGGTCAAAAGCGCCTTGTGTGCGCTCGACTTGACGGTTTATCCTGTTTAAAAGACCGTCTAAACTTCTTGTTCCTTTGTCTGTTTTCTTGAAAATACTGTCGAGAAGAGCTTGAATGCGCGGTCCACGCCCCAGGAGTTCTTCTAAAACGTTTTCGGTAACAATAGGGGTAGTTACTACGCCTGCAGATCGTGTACCCCGTTTTGTTTTCTTTTTAATAACTGTTGTTTCAACAGCAGGTTTATCGCCGAACTGCAATTTTACGATGGCTTCTAAAACTTTTCTTCGAGCTTCTTCTATTTCTAATAGGGCTACTTCCTTGGCAAGCTCTTCGCCTATAGCGCTGTTTATACCAATAATTTGGTCTGTTATAGCTCTGAGGGTTTCTTTGTCCTTGATGCCTACAAATGATTGGAACAAAGCCTTGTTGTCACCAAACACCTTGGCAACCTGTTCAGTAAGTTCAGGAGTAGCCAAGAAAGCAAAGGCTTGTGCCGCTTCTAACGCTTCTTCTTTTGAGGCTCCAAGAGCTTTAGCAATTTCGTCGATGTCTCGGGCGTATAGACGACCTGCTTCACCTGTGCGGTTAAAAGACTCGTTTAGTTTTTCGAGAGACTTATTGAACTTGTTGTTTTCTTCTATTGCTTGACCAATAGCAGAACCAACGATGGAAAGCGCGAAGCCCATTCCGCCGCCCATAAGGCCCCCTGCAAAACCACCAGCAGCACCGCCAATAGCAGTCGCTCCACCCTGTCCGAACAGCAGAGGAAAGCCGCCACCAATAAGAGCACTACTTGCAGCCCCTTTAAATGATTTCATCCGAGCAGCATTTCTTTGACGCTCAATAGCTGCTTGTTTATTTAGTTCATTGCTTTCTTCTCTTAGTAAGCGCAACCTGCGTTGTAACAGCTTTTCGGCTGTTTGAGACAAGCCTACTTTTTTGGTTCCTGCAAGTTCTGAAAATTTGTCAAGCGCAGCTTGCGCCTTTGAGGTGTTTAGCCCTGCAGCTTTGAATTTATTTATAGCTGCTTGAAAATCAGATACTTTTCCTAGGCTTACTTGTTGAAGCCCAGTCTGCCTAGTCGTTTCACGCTGTTGCTCGTTGATGCGGCCCAGTTCTTCCGATAGAACTTTTATACCCGAAATGTCCCCATCTTTTTTGAAGAAAGAAAACGCTTCTTCAATATCTTCGATTGCTCCCGCATATTGTTTTAGATCCCTAGCTCCGGTACTAAATGTCTGTTTTTGACGACGTTCAAATAAACGTATAGCCGAGTTTAATTTAATTTGGTGTAAAAGTTTTTTGCGTGTTTGTTGTGCGCTTGTTTTTTCTAACTGTATTGTTTTGTCTACGCTGTCTACAATTTCTCCACTTATACGCCGCTGCTCCTTTAAGGTTTTAATAGCTTCAGGGCTTTCAAAAGCGCCCTTTATATCTAGCTGTTTTATACGATCTGCTTCCTGTCGAAGCTGCTTTACGTCAGCCGTCAGTTGTTTGATGGTCTGACGACCTTCGACGATGGCGGCAATTCTTAGGGAATAGTCCATGCGCTAAGACGCACCAGCATCTTTTTTAGTCTACCGCGCTCTGCCGCTCATAGCTTTACCTTGGGCTTTGGCCTGATCCATGGCTTTCTGCTCTTGCTCATTACGAATCTCGAAGTAAGCAGCCCAAGACGTTAGCTCCTCTTGAGTAAGCCGCTCCGTGAGTTGGACGACTGTCATCTTTAGTTCCTGGGCTAGAAAAAAGAGGAAAAACCAGTCGCTATTAGCTTTTCAAGTCGGCTTTCGCTTCCTCCACTTTGTTTTCTGTTCCAGAGGTCAGCATGGCCAGCTGGATTTCTTGAAGAACAGAAGCCTCTACAGAGTTTTTAAGTACTGCTTTTTCGCCGTCTTGAAAAAGACGCTTACCGTCTTCGTCGAGAGCTTTTCGCAGCATCAAACCAAACGCAAAGTCTGAGGCATCGTCAGAACCCACGCTTTTTTGAATTGACTCCCGCTCTGCAATGGTCAGTGGATGCCAGAACACCTCCAGAACAACCTCTCCATCGACCTTGACTTCGTGCTTATACAGCTGACTAACGCCGAATTTGTTGCGAAGAAGCTCTGCAGCCCGCATAGAGTGTGTTTGTGCTACCGGTACAATACTACGCCGTGGCAGTAAATTGGCAAGAAATTACCCCGATAAAGTGAGAACGATCTTGGATATTCAAAGGGGTGGGACCAACAATGTCTAACACCCTGGGTTTAGTGCTAAAGGTGTCCGTGTAGCCGCTGGCGTTGACTGAGGTCAGCCCGTCAATAACAGATTCACTGATTGCTGAAAGCGCTGCTGTTCCAGCAGATTTGGGCACATATACGTTGCACTGGATCGTACCGGCGTAGTAGTCCTGGGCGGCTCCCTGGTTTTGAAGTGTGGACTGCCCGAAGCTTACGGTCATCAAAATGTATTTCTTGGTTTTGCCTGGCGCTGTGAAAGCAACGTTGTCGTAGACCATGAGCACCGTGTTGTCGGCTGCAGCAACGGCGTCTGTAACTGCCTTTTCAAAAGCAGCGCGAGCGTTTACGAGTGTCATGACTCAAGATCCTCATAGCCCACATAAACTTTACCGGCAGTGCTGCCAAAGGAACCCGTGCGCTTCTCTGTCGCTAGGGCAATGCGCATCTTCTTCTCATTGAAATTATCTTTAATAAGTTTTGCTAGCTCCGGTCCTTGAATAAACTGCTGTATTTTTCCGCTTTCTAACGCCCACACTGCGTATTCTGCGGTGTTTCCAATGTATGTCATTTTGTTGTACTTAAACTTTCTGTTAAACGGGTAAAAACGCGGTTTAATTTTGTACTCATCATTAGTAGGGTCTTTAGATTTGGCTGCGCGTATTTCGCTCCATGGCGATCTTATTTTGTCTACTGCTTTTGGCGTTGTGTTAGATACTTTCCAGCTCGACGCAAAAAATCCTGTGTAGACAGGGCTAGCTACTTCTTCTTCGCTTGCGCCTTCTCTTCCAAGCTCCAGCATTATGCCGTCCAACAGGTTGTTAAAACCTGCAGTCAGATACGCCTCTAGATCTTCCTCTACCTGTTTTTCTAGGTCTTTTTCGGCCATTAGAACCTCACCAAAACAATAAACAGATATTCCTGATCTCCCTTAAATGTCTGTATGTCGATTATTTGAGCAACGCGGTTAGACCCTGCGTACTTCAACGTGATTGTGTCCTCAAAAGTCGGTTGGTTATCTCCGATAAGGTCTGGAGTGATAAATAGTTTTGCTTGCCGTTCTTCGCGGCCCTCTTCTTCCTGAGCACGCACAAACTCGACTGGAGCGTCAAACGAGTACGCCGTATCAGTCGTTGTCAGCGCTCCAGTGCTGGTGTTGTACGTCGGAGATGCCTTGCGGGTGTACGTGATCGTGTGGTCAAATGACTTGCCTAGGTCAGCAACAACCGACTTGGCAACGCTCTTGAAAAGACTGTCGAGTGCGCCTGCCATTTCAACCCCTCACAGTACGGACCTGATAGCTCCCACTACCGCCAAGGCAGTAAGCACCAAGGTAAGACTGCAGCCAAGGATAAACATCAAACACGTTATTAACTGTTCCCGTAGCCTGGCTCGAAGTGTTGTACTTGACTTCCATCTCTCCGAGCTTGACTGACTCGTACAACCCCGTGTCGCCGGTTGTTCCGGTAATCGAGTCCGTGTCGTTCGCCAACGCATTGGCCAGCTCATACGTTGCGTATTTGATATCGTTCGGAACCGCAGAGCAGGTCAGCTCGACACGATCCACGTGATA